GGGGTTTACCCCCCATATTCTGATTCCAACGTCGACTTAGGCTTACTTATAATAGGCCTATGATCGTTGATCTAGACGGTGTCGAATGACTATAACTCTAGGAGTTGTATCCGAAAGGAAATGATATCTTATGGTATAGATGTTTGATAACTGAATGGACCTTGTTATTGGAAACTCTTTTCATGTTTATTTTATTTTAGTTTTTACTTAAATTGTATTTATTAGTGTATTTAAAATGAATGCTTGATCTTGTATAAAATTGGTTATACCAGAGATTTACACCCAAGCATTGCATGCATTTATTTTTAAAATTAGGGATTTGTATTTACGAATTGGCTGCCCCTGAGGCAAACCCTCAAAGCAGAATCTCAACTTAGCTTCTTGGCTAATGCGCCATTCGCTATTTTAACTAACGCATTGCTAACCCAAATGAAGAAATTATTAACACAACACAAGAAGAGCAAGCCACTTATGAAGATCAGCGTATATTGAAGACTGAAGAAGGATATATTGTCCCCACACAGTCCAAAATTCACGCTCAGGATATAATGGCTATGCCAGCAGGAGAGATGTCTAATTTAGATATTCTGAAGAACCCTGTTTTAGTAAATTCCGTTAGTTGGACGGTCGCTACTCAGACCCCAGGATTTCAGTTGTATTCAGCAACTATCCCTGGAATATTTGAATCGATCCCCAATTTTCAACAATTAATGTTACAGACATATACATATTTTAAGCCTACGGTGAAAGTTCATTTCCAAATGAACTCGACAAAATTTCACTTAGGTAAACTTATTGCATTTTATGATCCTTTTGAGTCAATGTTGGCCACAATTGGATCAGCCCCGGTTAATCGGTTGGTGAATATTTACAGCGCCACCGGTCAACCCAACGCTATCTTGGATGCAGGTTATAATAACTCAATTGCCCTCGAAATACCTTTCGAGCACATTTTGGCATACTTAACCACGAATTCAAGAGAACGTTCCCCCCAGATGGGCACTGTGTATCTACTAGTTCTAAATCAGCTAGCAGCTGCTACAGGCGCCCCACAAGAGGTTACAGTAAACACACTTGTGTCTTGCTGTGACGTCGCCATGCATTTACCGATCATGCCCCATACTATTGATTTAACTATGAGGCATGAATCGGCAAAGGAAGAAGGAAAAACTTCCACCAAGGAAACCCCCAAGAAGGAAGCTCCAGTGAAGAAAAAGGAGCAAGGTGGCTTCGGGGCCGTCTTTGACAACATTGTAGATGTTGGAAAAGGCGGTGTCGGAGCAGTTTGGAATGTGATTACAGGAAACTGGTCTAAAGCGGCTAAATCTGCCGGAGAAGGATTTTCCTCATTAGGAAATCTTCTCGGACAATTTAGCCTCGATAAACCAGCGGATCCACTCATCAAAGTTGGTAACCACCTATCTTTAGTATCTCCACTTGCACACATGCAAGGTGTCGATACTTCAGTTAGGTTGGCTGCCGCGCCGATGGGCGGATACCTGGATACCACATTTTCAGCAGCACCTAAAGAAGAATCTCAAATCTCTGAAATTATTGCTACGAAGATGATGTTTAAGCAACTTACGTGGTCTGATTCACAGACCCCAGGTACGCTTTTGCAATCGTTTATCGTGGGCCCTTCATTTAACTATGCGGTTCCCGCTAGTCCGGTCTATACCCAAACTGGATTTTCTGCTATTATACCTACATTTTTAGGTTATTTTAGCAGCTTTTTCGAGTTTTGGCATGGATCAATTGCTTTTAGGTTTGACTTTGCGGCAACGCAATTTCATTCCGGGAGGATTATAGCAGTGTTTATGCCTAACAGCTCAACCACCCCTATATCCCCCATATCGTTACAACAACTGACCAATAATCCATATTTCATCTTTGATCTTATGGAGCAGAAGTCATTTGAAGTAACGATTCCATACGTGTCGTCGACCCCAAGGAAACGATGCGTAAATCCCACCAATCCTAATACATTCTTACAAGATGAGTTAGCGATTGGAACATTGAATCTCTTTGTCTATACTGAGTTGAACCACCCCGATAATGTAGCAGGTACTATACCTTTTAACTGCTACGTCGGGGCGGGCAATGATTTTAGATATGAAGTCCCAAGAATTGACCCAGACTTCTACATGGCTGAAGACAATTTACCTCAACCTCCACCACCCCCGGAGGACGAGATTGAATTTATTCGCCATGAAGTCGAGGTCTTGCCCTTGAGGACTGAAGACAGAGAATCTCAAAATACAATGGTCAAAGGAGCCGGGTATGTCACTGATTCTTCTCATTTTCTTGAGGAAATCAATGATGTGCGCGACTTAGCTAGACGCTATTGCTTTTATGCCAAGCCTGAATTGATTTGGACTTTAAATCCAACCAACTCAGGTATTCCTGGCTTTAAGGAGTATTATTCAGGTATACAATTGCCCGTAAGGCCTGGATATATCAAAAATCAACCGACTTACGGTGCAGTACCCTATGTCTCAGGGAAAGTATTTAGTAACTGTATGGCTCAGATATTTGCGATGTGGTCTGGAAGTATGCGGTACAAGTTTGTACCCTTCAATTCCAGAACAGATGCCACGCAATATAGAGCTACGTATTTATTTAATACAGTGACAACCAGCGATGTGATTTCGAGCACTTACAATGCTTTGACACAAGTTGGTTCCCGAGATGCAGGTTACCCTTTGCATATTACTAACGTCTCTCAAGACGCTAGCTTAGAGGTCGAAACCCCCTTTTATTCGTACTACAATCAATGCTTGACTAGACTGCCGACTATTGCGGTCACCAATTATGACGATCAGGTTGTACAACCAGGTCTCATAGCATTTACAGGTGATACGTTTAGTCTAGCTGGATATCCGGTGGACACGGCTGACCCCGTGAAAACCTACAATCCAGTGAATATATATCAAGCAATTGGAGACGATTTTAAGTTTCGATTTCTAGTTTCACCGCCGATTGTGTATTTCCGTACACTCTCAGCGTAATGTGATTAGGAATTGCATTTATTTGGTCTTTGATTAGGAATGAACAACCTATGATAGGACCTTAAACCCGTTACAGTTCAAGACGAGAAGCTCAAGTTTATGGTTAACGCTATTAGCTTGGACGGAATTTTGTTTGAGCACGATCGAGGTGAGAGCCGACGTGTGATGGTTACCTACTGTCTAGTGGTAGGGCTACCTAAGGCGTGTTATGTACGCCTATCCGATTACTTTGATCGGTGGCCGAGCCATGGCCTAAGGACTATTATTGTGTATAAGCTGTCTAGCTATTCATCGGCCTTCGGGTGTTTGAATAGTGATTGGCAGGGGAAGACGAGAAAGGTCCACATAAATGGGAGAAAACCGTACAGCTTAAGTGCGGCACCACAGAGACTGACAAGTCCAGGTGTTAACGATTAGAGAATCTAGGCAATTATCCCTATCAGTGTGTAAACATGGCAAATCAACAAAACAACAACAACAACAATAACAACAACGAATTTGTTAGCGGCATAGTTACCATCAGCCGCCAGCAGGAGCGAGATCTAGTGAAGAAGAGAGCGAGGAAGCTACGAAAGGCTTTTGGTCCGTCTATCGGATCGGAGGAGAAGTTCGCTAGAGCTGCGAGAAAGCTGGCTAAGATGGAAATACAGCGCGATCGGGACGAGAAATTCGAGATGAGACATGAAACATTTGCAAGTTTTTATTCTCGTTCCAAGGTATGCGTTCAGAACGCTTATAGAAAGTTTGGAATGTTTTGCGGATCGATGGTTTATGCTTATAGTGTCCTTGAGGGCATGAAAGAGCTGAAGCGCGATATGAAGCTACATTTCAAGAATGTTAGGAAGAAGGTGGCATTTTCAGCCGCCATGACGGCAGCACAGTGGGCTGCCCAGAGACCGACGTTAATGACTTCTGTTTTAGAAGTAGTTAAATTGTTGGATATAACAACTGATGGATTTTTGTCCAGAACTTCAGCTAATATAGTTAGTAGTATCTTGGACTTAATCAATGATTCATCCTTCGTTGCCCGTGTCACAGATGTGGCCGCCGCTTTGAAAAAGCGGACTACGGAAGTATTGCTTGGTAGCAAGAAGGAAGAGGAAGATCAGGTGTTTATCCGATTTAAAGGTGAACAAACCTTGAGGCCTGTACGCAGAGCAGAATTTGAATTGATGGCCTCGGCTTTTAAACATAAAGTCATGTTCACGTCGGAAGGAGAGATTAACACTGTTGAGGATGAAGTAGAAATACGACACCAAAGTGACGCAGTTGACTCTCATGATGGAATGATTGCAGCCATTGCCGCATTGATATCTAGTATATTGATAGGTAAAGGCGTGCAGGCGAGTGAGACTGCGAAGTCTCTCTTGCGGAACACAGGAAACATGGGCCGCGATTTTGCCAACAGCTGTCGAGGATTCGATGTGGCACGCAACATAATGCAAAAATTGATTGTGTGCATACAAGGATTCCTACGAAATTGGTCGGACCGCTATGCCCTAGTGGAACAAGGCGTGGAAGGTATCAACTTGGAAACATTAGTTACCCAAACGCAGGATTTGATAAAGAAAGTGCCCGGTACTGATATTGGAGTAGTTCAGTTGCAAGAAACATGTGAATATTTGACTGACTCGTTTAACGTACTGAAACTGAGGAGGATGCACGGAAAGATCAAGTTGACGAATGAAGTTTCGAGGATTATTGATGCCGTAGAGAGAGATTTTGGCAAGTACAAAATCGAGAACGTACAATCGCTACGAACGAAAGGCGATGGAAGGAAACGTACTCCAGCATTATTTGATTTCTTCGGACTGGCAGGATGTGGTAAATCAGAGATGGTGAACCAATTTGCGAGAGACTTGACGAGTCCGAAAGTTACGCAGGGAATTAATTGGAATCCCGATAACTTGGTATACTCCCAGAACCCGAACACTAAACATATGGACGGATATAGAGGACAGAACATTCATATACAGGATGATGCAATGCAAGGAGTAGGATATACCCCAGAGGCTTCTGAAGCCTTGGAGTTAATCCGTACTGTTAGTCCAGTAGAAATGCCGGTGGTAATGGCATCTTTGGCTGACAAAGGTATGTTGTATTCATCTTATATGATTTTAAGAACAACGAATGTTCCGTTCCCTACACCTAAAGAAGTGGCGTGTAAGGAAGCACTATGGAGAAGACGAACGCGTTTGGTAGAAGTAATTCGATGTGAAGACCTTAATTGTAAGTGTCAGAACTATCCAGGCGTGCGAGGAAGGAAGCATTTTAATCTAGTGGACCCATTAGGCGGAGTCCCCATTGGTAGCGCTGAAACACCACAGAGCCCTGAAAAAGCTTATGTGATATTGCCTGACAAGCGAGTTGCTAAAGGTTTGTTTTATTACGAACTATTGGCGATCATTGGGCAAGATGTTACTAAATGGTGGCAGGCGGATCCTTCGGGACAACCGTTCTTGGATCTAGATGACGATGTATTCGAGAGAGAAGGTCTTCGACACGAGGTTAAACCCGAAGAGTTGGAGACTGATTGGCCGTTGAAGAAGGACATCTTCGCATATACACCCGATACTATGGAGGAAAAACGAGATGGAACCAAACCGTATTTTGTGGCTGAACCTAGACATTTGATGTCGACGGAGAGAGCTTGCTGTTTGAGACCATTTGAATTTAGTTCAAAGATCGCGGTAAAGCAGAACCCAGTAACATGGGATCTAAGTGTGTGTAAGAAGGAGATGAAGATCTACGACAAGGAATTTAATCAGGCCGTTTCGTATAATGTGGCTTATGAATTGATGATACCGACTGTGCGAATGCTGTATAGCACCTGCGTCCGTAATGGTTTAATTACCTATTACGATGAGAAAGTGGTGCCTAAGCGTTTGCAATCTAAGGCAAATATTTCTATGCGAGCTTATGATGAAAATCGAATGGAATTAATGATGAAGAATGGACATGCTGTGTTACTAGCTATGGAGGCTGAGCGGCAAAGATTGGCTCGATTTAATCGTGTACCAGATTGCGCGGATGCTCATTGCGAAGGACGAAGGTTGTGCAATGGTGAAATATCCTATGCAAACCAGATGCGCTGGAAAGGTGAGTATCAAGGCCCGTGTGTTGCTAGGCACAATGTAACCAGAATCGGAGATGAAAAGACGAGATTGGAAATTATAGGCGAACTAAGAACTGACTTAGAGAGGGGACTAGACGTTGCCGGACAGACGTTGGCAACTGTGGAAGTGCCTGGACCCGCTAAGATGTGGGATGAGGTCGATCAGCAATTCAAACTTCGTCACGAGATGTGGACGGATGCTGATGATTCAAGCGACATGGAAGACGACGCGGAAATGAAATTTGATGAGTTTGCAGAGTACCGTGCTCAGAAGATTGTTTCTTTTGAGGGTGCGATGAAGCAGGCTCGGTTCCGAGTGAAGGTCGTATTGTATTGCCTTAGTGCACTAGCTGTGGGCTTAACCGCTTACGGTGCGTACAAGGCATATCAATCCTGGGCAAGCGAACCATTAGAACATGAGTTTGTTTCGGGAGACCCGTCGACTAACAAAATCGGAGTGCCGAGGGTGGTAAGACATCAGATGGCACAACAAAATGTGAGTGACGTGATTAGCAAAGTGAAGGCTAACGCCTGTACTGTTGTGGTGCGTCATTATGACAAGGAAGGACAGGAAGTGGGTACTACTTTTAGAGGTAAAGCTCTAGGGTTGTACGACCACTTCTTGTTACTGAATGCGCATCCGTTTTGGATGGCAGATGGCTGGGAAACTGTGTCCCTCCTAGTAACGCGGGAGAAGACTGGTATCGAGTCGCGATTCCAAGTGACGAAGGAAGAAGTAAGCATGAATAAGAAGAATGACGCTGCAATTGTTTGTATGCCGATTTCTACGGAAGCGTTCAAGAATATCAAAAAGTTCTTTGTAGTTGATGAACAATTGGCTACTTTGACTAGAGGAGAAGCAGTATTGGTAACTGCTGATTGCGAACGAAATGTGAACTACGACCGGAAGGACAAGATTACGATCAAGGAAGAGGGAGCGATAACACAATATGTGAATTCGTTTCAGTATAAGTTGGTTAGTGAAAGAGGAATGTGCGGAACAGCTATGGTCATAGCGGATGTGAAAGATGGTGAGAACCGTTTTGTGGCTGGAATCCACAATGCCGGTAACGGTAAGTTAGGATATGCCAGGCCAGTGACCCAGCAGATGATTGAAGAGTTAACAGGGGAGCTGAAGCATGAAATGGAATGCATCGAGGATGAGGACTTGGATTGGTTATTAAGCGCAGTTGACAGGCCGCCGATGGTGAAAACTGGAGGTAGCGTGGATTATGTGGGTATAGCCAATAAAGATTATGAACAGGGACCAGCTCGCAAGACAGACATACGACCGTCGTATCTTCATGGAAAGTTGGGAGAAGTCTTAACAGCGCCAGCAGTTTTTAGTTTGCGCCAGGGTGGTGTTAGTGAACAGGCGAGAGAAGCCGGAATAACACCTTATGATGCGGGCTTGTTGAAATTTAGCAAGCCTGTGAAGGCCCTGCCGTTTGCAGCTTTAAGCATGGCAATGGTAACGATTTGCTCCATCTTGAAGAAGATGATGCCAGTTAGAGGAATTGAAAGACGAATACTAACTGAGGATGAAATGGTCAATGGAACTGAGTGTGGATTGATACCTGCGATGGACTTAGACACCTCGCCTGGACTACCGTGGAAGAATTATAAGCCACCATTATCGAAAGGAAAGAAATTTATGTTTGATGTAAAGTGGGAGGCCAATGAGAAGCGATATGCGAAACTTAAAGAAGATTTTGTCGCACGCGGAGTTCATGTGAGTGAAGATTTTAGGAAGAAGTTGGAACTGATGGAAGAACGACTGAAGCAGAGAAAGGAGGTTGTAATAGTTATCTATGAGAACCTGAAGGATGAGCGACGTAAGCTGAAGCATATTGCTAATGCTAAAACGCGAGTATTCGATGTTTCACCAATGGAATTCAACATGTTATTGCGAAAGTATTTTGGAGCGTTTAATGCAGCAATGCAATATAACTGCACCACTATGCCTGTCGCGGTGGGAATTGACTTCAACGGACCCGACGCCCAAGCACTGTATGATAGATTGACACGACTAGGGACTGACTGTATTGCCGGCGATTTTGAAAGCTGGGATGGATGTCTACCTGATGAGTTGCTCATGAAGTATGCTTATTTGGCGAATTATTGGTACGATGATGGAAATGATCACATTAGATGTGGACTAATCAGAGCGATAATACATTGTGTGCTGGTTAGCTTGAACACCGTTGCGCGGAAGCATCAAGGACTGCCCTCAGGAATTGCGGTAACGGCGCCGATGAATTCAGTTGTAAATTGGATTCTTCAGTTGACTGCAATCATTGATATTCTGGAACAGTATAAGATGTATCTGACTACTAAAGAACTACAGGAGAACGTGGAACTTACCTTTTGGGGTGATGACCATTTAGTTGTGCCTGGACCTAAAATCAAGGAATGGATAAATTTTAGAACGATGAAAGCATGGTTTTCGAAACATGGTTTTGGCTACACGGACGCGGAGAAGAGTGGCAAGGAGTTTGATTTTGAAGATATCCACGATGTGCTCTATTGTAAGAGGAAATTCAAGCGAGATAGTTTAGGGGTTATTGTTATGCCTACTGAGCTTTCCGTATTGAACGAGTCTATACAATGGAGACGAAAGACCATCGGAGTGAGTAAACGAACGAGTTACGAAGCCACCATGAACAACTACGTAGAAGCGTTGTCAATGCATGGAAAGGAGATTTATGATAGGGAACTGAAGAAGGTGAACCTTGCAATTGAAGAAGTC